TCATATATTCAATATGGATTACCATCGTGTCTAGCTAATACGACGTACCTATTATCAGGTGATATTGCCCCACCGACACCATCACCGTTATTACCTTCCTCCGTGTGCCATACCTTTGTCATTGTATTTGCATCCCAATCAACTGACCAGACTTCACCGCGTGTCGTTGCACCGTTATTACTTTGGAAGAAATAACTACCGTCGTACGTAAACCCTTTACCAGCTTGACCTCTCTGAACATCCGCGGTAGATGATCCGGATGGTGTTACTGTATCCTTAGCCGTCCACGTTTCTGTATCCGAATCGTACACGTATAATTTAAAGAGCCACACACTACTATTGTTCGTACCGGTAATGACGAAATTGTTATTACTCGGAACAAACGCGGGGGTATACCCAGACGAGGTATGACTACCTATAAATGAGTACGCAGAATGGTACGCGTATTCGGAACCGTTATCTTTATACATTTTGTATCCATCATTACCACCATTATAAGTTGTAACCAGTATATATTTACCATCGGCTGACATGGAACAAAACATAACCTCATCGCCACCAAAAGGTGTGATGGTACTCCCATATTCCGTATACCCACCGGAAGGTGTACCCGAATAAACCTGGAATTTACCATTATCGTACCCACTAGCTACGGGATATTGGAAAACATACCGCGTTGCATCTTGATTTATACCAAACGTACCATGCCCGGAATTAGATGGTAAATCCAATTCGTATGCGGTCGTCGTTGTTTTATTTATAATCTCACCAATACCCAATTCATAACTCACGCCGTCCTTAAACAGGGTCATATCTGAAACATGGTCAAGAGCACCTCCCGATAAATATAGTTTATTCGCGTTATCGTATTTGAGTACGAGATCTGCTACATCTGGGTAAGCTATACGCCCTCCCGTCACAGCAGCCGCCACTATTTTGAATACGAGATAGTTCGAAAGAAAAACCATCTCTTTGTCCTGTTATAGTTATGCTACAAAATTATTGTTCTTAACAAACGTAAAAAAAATTTGTTAAGAAAAATGAAAATACAAAGCAAATGCCTTACCACTTGGCCACACGAGCTCGTTACATAAAATGCTCGCGACAGGGTTCGAACCTGCGATCCTTTGCTCGTTTTGTATAAAAACTCTCTCGACCGGATTTGAACCGGTGACTTCGCGATTAACAGTCGCACACTCTAACCAACTGAGTTACGAGAGAAGGGGTCGCGCAACCAAGGATCGAACTCGGGACAATTGGAGTTTAGCAACTAAACGAATAGTTATAATAATTTGTGTAAATTACAATCCAATGCTCTACCAACTGAGCTATCGCACGGGTAACGACGAGTTGTTTTGATCAACTGACTTTCGGGTTATGGGCCCGACGCTCTTCCTCTGAGCTACATCGTTACTAAATGATGCCGACAGGATTTGAACCTGCGCCCTTTCGGACTGGAGCCTTAATCCAGCGCCTTAGACCACTCGGCCACGGCATCGTTACAAGCTACTGCTAGGATTTGAACCTAGGTGATTGGATTCAAAGTCCAAGATACTAACCGCTATATGACAGTAGCTACCACCCGTATATGTGTCGCATGTTTTCTTTAAGTTAATATTACCTACCATGGTATATCCTGTGGACGAAACCGACACCCTATCTTTAAAAAGTCAACAAACTGTTTAAACTCCGGTTCGGGGTTTTCCATGTGTACCATGGAATCGAGAACGGTTCCTACAAACTTATTATATTTAGGGTGTGGTCCAGTGTGCGTTACTCTATTTTCGCGAAGGTTACCGATTTCGCGCGGCATCATGATTATGTTATCACCCGCTTGTAAATCGTATTTAACTTTATCAAATAAGGGGTGGTGTCTAAACTGTACCGGTATAACGTGATGGTCTTCGACGTTACGAACATTAAAACGGAGTTTGAAGTTTTTTCGTAACAGTGACCCGTATCTCATACCATAGTCAGGGAATAGATTTAAACCCACGCGCATTATCGAGTCTTCGAGTTCGTCGACTTCGTCCCATGCATTAAAACACTCGTCTGACGATGCGTTGGCACATTTTTCCTTTGCTTCGTCTATAGCTTCCATGAACCTATACTGGAGACGCGAATTCTTAACCGTTTCGGGTGTAATGTCTATTTTTTTCGAATACGTACTTTCAAGAACATTTTTACGGATTTGGTGTCTTTTATTTTCGGGCGACGGAGGAGTGTTAGATAAAAATACAATTCTATTCATTTACTTTTTAACGCGCTAAATCTTTAACACGTTAGAAAGTATGTAATGTATGATCCTAGCGGGGGTCGAACCCGCGACCTCGGCGTTGCGTATGTGACGATAAAGTCACTTAGGTATACCTAGTAGTGTATAAGCACCGCGCTCTAACCAATTGAGCTATAGGATCATATCTATACATCAATCACAAACTTTAAGCCAAATACGACTTTTACTAACCGTAAAAGGTACTCTTTGTATTCAATCATTTATACTTTTCTATTACTTCTTACCTTTATGTTTGTTTGAAACTGGGAACGAATTTAACTCTGATTGTGATATTTCATTACTCATTTTCCTAGCCATCTCTATATCAGGTGTACTTGTTCTTGTTTTAGCCAACCATTTAATAATTTTACGTTTATTATACTCACTATCCGTAGTACCACCGATGTTTGTTCCTATTACGTTCAATCCATTACACACGTCGGGTTTATTTTCTTTATCGGGAAACGTCATGTTAAACGCGTCTATAGCATTCGGTGGAATATCCGGAGAATCGTCTAAAAGACGATCGTATTCCTGTCGACACTTCGTCACGAACTCGTTCACGTCACCTCTATGTTCCATCTCGAGTGATAATTCCATCTCTATATTCCTATAAAATTTAGACCACTGAACACACATAGATGAGTGTGTTTCCATCATTTTTGAACTATTATTAAACTTAGAAATAGATGTAAGTATACCCGCAAGTACGTTTAAAAATGCAAAAAAGTATTGAATAGCTATAATTTGTTGTTTTTTATCATCTGACATGGTATTATCATTAGGACTTAAAACGGCAAAACCACCGACACCTGTTATACTCGATATAATTATACACGGGTACGATAACCAATCGTTCTGTTTTTTATAAAACATGCGTGCGTGGTTGTGTAACCACCTGTAGCCAGCGGCCTTTTCGGCCCACCCGACGAGGAGCTTTTCTTGTTTTGGGCACCAAGAATTTGAACATACTTTGTGCAGAGCTTCACTCATACCTACCTATTTCTTAGAAAATAAGTATGCGTATTCTCTTGCTTTAATATCTACATATTCATTATTTACGTTTCCGTTATGCGCCTTAACCCACTTAAGATCGATAATATCAAACGGTTCCATCAAATCTAACATTCTTAACCACAGTTCCTTATTCTTAACTTCACCACCTGAAGCAGTTTTCCACCCGTTTCTCTGCCAATTCTTAGACCATTCGACCAAACCCATAAGTACGTAATTACTATCCGTAAATAACCGAATAGTTTTAAGTTCAAGCTCTAAACACTTTTCTAACGCTTTTATAACCGCGGTCATTTCCATAACGTTATTCGTTGTAAGGCATTTACCTCCACTATCTTCTTCTTTTTTATCAGGTTGTTTTATAAGGTACGCCCATCCTCCAGGACCGGGATTACCCAAACAACTTCCGTCTGTATAAACTTCAATCATTTATAATATATAGAGGTTTTAACTTTATACTTCAATATCGTATTCTCGTTTTCGTGGAAAACATTTATAATAACATTTAACAACGGGTTCAAAAACTGCATACGTAGCGCAAATAGTTCCAAAAACTATTAAAAATATATAAACACCTTTCATTACCATAGTATAAACGTTAAATCTTTATATTTCAGATTTCCTATTAGTGTTTCCAATACAAATCTCTTGGGAGTTTGGGTTCGTATTTTGGGCGAGGTTCCTCACCGTCTCCATTATCTTCATCACCACACAAACACCAACCGTTTTTTAATACAAAACAGACTAATATCAGAACTGTTGTTCCAATCGCATAATAAAGAGTTAACATATTTATATTTATATTATTACTTAAAATTTTAAGTAGTTATACTATAAAACATGTTCCATCAAGATTGGGAAGAAGTTACCATACACGGTAAAACCATAAAAAAGGAAAAGGAAAAGGAAAAATATGTTAAATTCATGGGACAGGAAATCAAATTACCTAAACGGAGTCAATATTCGGGTAAATCACACGAACAAAAACTCGACGAAACTATGTTAGGAACCCACAAAAAGGTCGGTAAAGAGACTGGATTAACGATTCAAAGAGCGCGTGTTTCAAAAAAGTATACACAAAAAGATCTCGCTAACCTCATAAACGTATCATCGGATATAATCGCATCATACGAATCGGGTAAAGCTATACCGGACCATAACATCATGCAAAAACTGCGTCGAATTTTATGTGTTAAACTATAGTATATAACAAACATCATGTTAACACGTGAAGAAACCGCCAAAAAAATTCAAGAGGCGCGTATTGCAAAAAGCCATACACAAGTCGAACTTGCACATAGAATAAACGAACCTTTACAGGTTATAGCTGCATGCGAATCGGGTAAAACCGAACAGAATTGGTACGTACTCGAAAAAATCGAAAAGTATCTAAAAATTAAACTTTAAAATTTGTTCTAAACTTTAAAATCTAAATCATTTATTTATTTTTTAAATTTTTAATTTTTCTAAAATACCGAAACTAAGATATGCTTAGTTGGAGAAGGCAAGACCGCCCATACCGGATTGGACACGGAGAACGTTGTAGTTGACCGCGAACATGTTGAGCGATGTCAAACCGGATCTATTAGCAACATCAACAGTGAATTGCGCGTTGTCGATTCTCGAGAAGTTGCAAGTACCAGTTGGTTGGTGTTCTTCTGGCTTGAGCGCGAAGGAGTAGGAGTAAATACCTGGCATTGGCGAACCGGAGTGGTGTTGGTACGCTTGCACTTGGTTATAGTACTTACCGGATTGCGCCTTCATTCTGTCTTGGCCGTTGAGGACCAACTTGGCAGTAGTCACAGTACCAGTAAGTTCTTCAGTAAAGTTCGTGGTTGGCGCATCAGTACCGAATTGCAACAATGGAGAACCGAACGTACTTGGCGCAATGTACACGTTCGCATCAGCAGTCTTAACTTCTGGGAACAAGGCAACGGCACGTGTTTGTTGTCCAGTAAAGTTCCAGAATGCACAATCATCAGTGTCAGTCTCAGAGATACACCAGACAATTTCCTTAACTGGGTGATTGTAAGACAATCTGACAGTGTTAGAAGTATTGACAGTGACCGTATCGGCACCCGTGTGTTGCACTTGTTCGATCAAGTATTCGTGACCCTTTTGCGCGAATCGTCTGCGCTCTTCAGTGTCGAGGTAGATGTAGTTACCCCACACCTTGAAGGTAGAACCATCCGTGTAAGTGGCGAATTCCGCCGACAAGTCAAAGTCCAATCGGACTTCGTGGTATTGCAAGGCAATCAATGGCAAGGCCAATCCTGGGTTTCTGTTGAAGAAGAAGATCAATGGCAAATAGACGGCCTTCGCGGAAACGATACCGGAAGTCATCTTACCGTAGTTCAACTTTCTGGATTCATCCAAGTACAATTCAGAGTACAATCTCCACCACTTTTGGTAGTGCTTGTCGATTCTTTGACCACCGATGGACAATTCAACATCCTTGATCGCACGTTCCGCGACCCAGGCATCCGTGGAGATACCCGCCGCAGAGGAAGTTTTCAATTCAACGTACATGTCCGCAATCAAATCACCATTTCTGGCGACCGTGACGGAGACGCGACCGTTGTTCGCGGCCGTACCGTTGACAGTTTGTTCGATGTTTTCCATCGCAAAGTTAGTGTGGCGTTTGTAGACCGCCTGGAAGAAAGTGACTTTTGGGTTACCAGTCAAGTAGACATCTTGGGCGCCATAGGCGACGAGTTGCATGAGACCACCGGC